AGTGCTGCTAGAATTTTCTCTTGCATTGTAACCTTTCCATCTCCATTAAGATCTTCTTTAGCTTTTGCCATTTTTGATCCTCCTTATTTCTAGGCGGGAAGCCTAGGAATTTTGAGCCTTAGCCCAATTCTATAATTGTACCACTATGCGCTAATATCTACCAATTCACAATTTCCATCAGAGCTGCAAGCAAGAGTAGCATTTGTTGAAGTTCCATCTTCTGTTTCATAAAAAGATAAATCCTCCCAACGAATTTCTTTTGGCATTTTTGCAACAAGGATCTCGTACTCTGCTTTGGTCACTTCTTGGTAAGGGGCTTGCTTATAAGAGTGATCTGAATGTGGAAGGAATGAAATTCCAGACACTTCATCAAAATGCTTATATACCCAAGCACCAACTTCCATCCACTCATCTTCCTTTACAGAAACTGTGATTGATGGCTTATGCTCACACCATGCACGTTGGTAAACTAACCAAATATTTAAATGCTCAATAGCAGTTAAATCATTTCTAACAATTGCTCCTTCTGGTGCTTTTACTGGGAAAGAAAAAACATACGTTTCATTTGGCTTCATCACATCATCTTCTACTGGAATTCCAACTTCTTTAAGAAATACAGAAATAGGATCTCCCTTTGAACCACGAACAGTTCTAATATAATATGGGGAATGCCACGCATGCATACCAGAAGATACTCCAACTAGTTGAGACACGGTTCCAGATGGTTTTACGCATGTAATGGCTGCAGATTCTGGAATTCCAATTTTTCCTGCTTCTTTTTTATTTGTTTCTCTTGCTGATTCACGAAGATTCATCAAAAAAGCTTCAAGGGAAACTAGGTCTTCTTTCCCTGACATAAACTTGTTTCCAAATTGTCCAGTCAGAGAAACTCCAAGTAATCTTTCTTCTTCTGTATTATCTTTCCATATCTTTCTAAGATATTTAAAATCAGTAAGCGTAGATTGCCATGTGCCAAGAATTGTAGCTAGTTCTACTTTGCGTTCAATATCTTTCTTTGTATCACCTTCACGTAATACGACTTCTGAAAGATTACAAAACTGGTAAGGACGTAAAATAATTTCTGAACACGGGTTAGTGCCATAGTGTATATCTGGATCTCTTCTTCCATATTTGGCTGCTTGGGCTTGAGCTGCGGCCACATTATATATACCTCGTTCTCCCGACTTTGAGTCATATAGAGATTTCCATTCTGCAATAAATTGCTCCATATCTGGCTTGCGTGAGTATGCAACAGAATTATTAGACAATGCTCTCTGAGGGCTTTGCTCCCACCAGTTTCCTGATTTAGCCTGTGCCATTTCAATATCGTTAATGTTAGAAAGAGAAATCATTGCTGAGCGACGAACTCCTCCTACAACAACTACTTCACCAATCTTGCACATAATATCATGGCATTCAATTGGCTTAAGGTTTCTTCCTGCGGCATTTTTAAATTTTGCAATTGTAAAATCAAACAAGTTAACCAAGGGCTGTGGACCAGATGATCTTCCGCCCATTGTCTTAAGTCTTGCGCCTGCAGGACGAACCTTAGAAACATCTATTGCTGGAATCTGACCAGACCAAAGAAGGGCTAGCAACTCACGATACGCTTTTGCCCATCCTTGCTTTGAATCTTCTACAATAATAACTGTAGTTGATTTTTCTAAAGATTCTGGGACGGCAGGAAGTTTATTAATATACTTGTATTCAACAGAAAACCCTACACCCGTTCCACACATAAGGATATACATTGTTTCATCAAATGAACGTGGTGAGTCAACTGGCAAAAAAGCACAATTGTATCCTGCAACATTATCTCGTTCTAGTGCTGCTCCTGAAGTCATTACGGAGCGCATTGAGGGCATGACATTTCTTTTAAATACACCGTCTTTTAATTCCGCTACAAGCTTCTCAGTTGGAATGTAATTGTGGTTTTGCTTTAGGTGATTCAGCATATAGTCAAAATATCTATCTACTGTTTCACCCCACGTTTCACGACGGTTCTCTTCTGGAATCCATCTAGCGTAACGCGATAACGCAATAAAATTTTCGTAAGGGTTTGCAATAGTATTTGACATTTATAGTACCTGTTTCTCCGCCTAGCGGTCTAATTTAATTTAAGTAGAGTCCTATTCTACCAAACTTTTTTACGCATGGGAAGAGCATTAAATTAAAAGTAAAGAAAATAGCTTTATTATTAGTTAACTAAAACAAATATAACATGACCTCTAGGTTGACAGATTAAACTTTTTAATGGTATTCTTAGAGTTCGTTATCTCTATTGGAGGAAATGCCTATGGAGAATATAAAAGAAAAGCTTAGCGATGTTTTACATCACTATGTTGCAATAGCAGTAGCTGTATTGTTTTTATTTACTGGTCAACCAGAAATGATTCAATCAGCATCTGCACTGGTTGTAAAACCAGATGTAAAAACCGAAGCACAACTTGACAAGGAAACGCTGAAGCAATTCAGTAATACTGTGTGGAAACCATCTGAGTCTTTAACAGATAAAGAATTGGTTGAACTTCTCAAAGCTGTAGGCTTTGAGGGTAGCGCCCTTAAAATGGCGTGGGCCGTAGCTAAAAAGGAGTCTAATGGACGCCCAATGGCTTATAACGGCAACATAAAAACTGGAGACAGCTCTTATGGAATTTTTCAGATTAACATGTTGGGAAACCTAGGTGATAATCGTAAAGAAAAGTTCAAACTGGACAGTAACTATTCGTTATTTGATCCAGCAATCAACGCAGAGATAACGTATTATATGACCAATGGCGGTCAAGATTGGTCGTCATGGAAAGGTTTAACTCCTCAAACAAAAGAGTGGCTAAACAAATTTCCATCTAGAAGTTAGAAAGGATTTACTATTAAGATACAATTGGTATCTGAATATCTGAGCCTTTCAAGAGAAGGTCTTGTTTCAGAAATGGCTTGTCCATTAGATCAAGGCCTTCTCTTTTCTAACACAGACAACGAAGATAAAATTTTTATTTATTGTGTTTCTTGTAAATACAAAAGCTATGTCGGTACAGCCCTTTATAGCAAAATGGTGAAAGAAATAAAAAATGCAAATAGAAAGCAAGTTTAATAAGGACTTGGTTTTAGATATGTCTTCTAATATACCATGTGCACATATACCTAGGGCATTTCTTGCTGAAAAAGCATTAAATGTCATACAATCATATTTAGAGCTAGCTAAAGTTCGAGGCTTAAATACAATTGACGAAGTGCTTGAAGATATAAAAGTAAAAAATGACTGAAACTAATTCTAGCAACCTAGAAGACAATCTGCCTATGGTAAATTATATAATGCTTCATAGAATATATGACGTATTATGCCTGATAGCCAAGCAAGGTGGGGATGTAAAAGAAATAGAGAAAATGGTAGAATATCATAAAGAAGGATTCTTGCTGGGACCTTCCCCAGCATTTATTTCTGAGGAGAATAATGGATAGAGAAGAAATAATCAACCTCATGACTGAGGTTTTTAGCGAAACAAATAAGAGCATGGCTCTAGCAAGCGGTATGGAAGAGGCTGAAGTAGATAAGTTTATTGAGCAAAGCACTCCTTCTATTAATCATGCATTGACTGCTGTATACGATGTGCTTCTTGAAAAAGAACTCGTAAAATAGTATTGCTTTGTCAAAAAAAATATACTACAATATAAGTGTGTAATATTAATTACACTATGCGGATATAACGCAACAAAAACCCTAAAGGATCCGCCTCCTTTGGGGTTTTTTGTTTAAGGAGCAAAATGGACTCGTATTTAAGCAGATGGACTGAAGACCAAGATTTTGTAAAACTACATAATGATTTTAATTTAATATGTAACATACAAAATTCTATGGACAATGCCCAGTACGGAAGAATATATATACTTAGGCAATTAGCAAGACATCAATCTGTAGTAAACCCTGATTTAAATTTTGCTGAGTCTGGTGTATACGCTGGAATGACAATGTTTTTTACCGCCGAGTTCTGTAATAAATCTTTTATAGGCATTGATTCTTGGGAAGGTGTTTCTGAGCCAGGAGAATTCGATACAGAATATTTTAAAACAGTAAAGTTAAAATCTGAAATGGCGTGGGCAAAAAACAACCTATCTAGATACAAAAATATAGAATTAAAAAAAGGCTGGATACCAGAAGTATTTAAAGACATAGAAGATAAGCAATACTCATTTGTACATGTAGATGTAGACCTATATGAACCAACAAAAGAATCTATAGAGTACTTTTGGCCTAAAATAGTTTCTGGTGGGGTATTAATATGTGATGACTACGGATCTTATAAAACAGAAGGATCTAGGAAAGCTGTAAAAGATGCTTTTGAAAACCACAATATACTTGAGTTGCCGACTGGCCAGGCTATTATGTGGAAGAAATGATACAATAATACTATGACTACTTGGATGAAAAAAGAATTTGAAGATAGTGGATATTCTGTAGAGTGCCCTATTGATGGGCTTCTAGTTGTTAAAAATTTTATAACACCAGAAGAAATTGAAGAATATAAATCTATTATTGCAAATATTACGGAAGAGCAATGGGATGAGTGGTATACAAGCCAATTAAAAGTTTTTACAAAACAAAAATTTGGAAGAGAAGATGTTGAAAATTTAGTCAAAGAAGGTTTGTATGAAATAACATCAAACTGGAATGACAAAAACTATTCATTTATCAACGCAGAAATTCATAGAAGAATAGATAAAAGATTTAATGATGTTCTTGAAAAAACAGATGAAGGACTAATATTGAGTGGATTTTATTTCTTTCAAAGAATGTACGACGGTGTTCAGCTAGTATCCCATCATGATCAAAACACAGATGAATCAATTAAGCATGCTGCAGTAATATATATAAATGACGATTATAATGGTGGAGAAATTTTTTGGGCTAAAAAGAATTTTGAAATGAAACCAGCCCCTGGAGATCTTTTACTATTTGGTGGAGATCCAGAGTGGGAACACGGAGTAAGGTTTGTAACGGAAGGACCTATGAGATATGTCCTTCCAGGATTTATAAAGATACCTAACTTTTATAAGCCTTAATTTTTATGAAAAAGTAACACACAAAATAAGAGAGTCTTCTTCTCCAAAATTAGATAGCTCTTCGCTACAAGGATTTGTAAGTATACAATATGATTCATTTGCACTGAAAGTTTTTTCTTCAACAAGGCTTGTCTTTAAGCTTCCGTCAAATACAATATACATCTTGTACCGCTCTTCGGCATCGTCTTCTACTTCTGATCCATAAAAAACATTATTTGTATATGTAAATGGCTCAGAATTAGAATAAGCAATTGTATAATACTTACTTACTGTTGGGAAAGAACCATTTTGTGTTTCAAAAAGCTCTGCTAGCTTTGTTCTAATTCCAACAAAAATAGGTTTTACTAAAAATCTTGAATGATAATAAACAGTTTTTGTTATATTGCCATCAACATCGACAAATTTTTCATCATCTGCTGCAGTTGCTAGCCATTCTTTAAGAGCAATTATATCTTCTTCTGGAATACTCATAAAAAAAATATTCTCTTTAACTTTAGGCTCAAGGCCTGTGATTTCTGGCTCTTCTCCAGCGTGAGTTACATCATCAAGTATTCCCATTACTTTGCAGCCTTCCAAGCTTCAAGATCTGACATATCAGATTCTGTTCCAAAGTTTGATACTAGGTATTCTTCCGATTCTTCCAACTTTAAATTGGCTGTATCAGTAGTCAATTCATCGTAATTTTGATCTTCTTGATACTTGAGTGTCAACTTGCCATCTTTTGTTGCTTCAACAATGTCTTCATCAGATAGTGATGGGTTTGCTGCTTTAAATTCTTTAACTAGAAAAAGGTCAAACTTATTCCAGATAGCCTCTACTCTTTCAGAGTCAATTGTACTAAAAAATGCCATGGTGTATCTCCTTTAATTTTTAAGAATAAGTATATTATACCCTACATATTCTACAGATTCAATGTCATAAAAAGTGCGGCGAAAAGTGAGCCGAAAATTAGAGACCATCATTTTCACTTTCCTGTATTTTCCTCAACATCTCTATATATGCCAGTGCATCTTCCTCAGATGGCCCCTTTATATATTCCTGTACAGGTACACCTGCCCATAGAATAAAAAGGAGGGCGGAAAGAGGAACATCATAAGCTAGCATATAGGTATTATACTCCCAATTTAATCCAAGTAGGCCTATTGGGATTTGAACCCAAAGTCGATTGCATATAAGACAATTGCTTTAACCAGATTAAGCTATAGGCCCTTATATTAGCCTATTATCTGATATATGATACCAAGGATAAAAGTCATTGCAGTTACTATGGCTATAGCCAAAAGAAGTTTCACTGTTCTATCCCCGTTTTTTTAAAAATTGAATCTAGGACTTGATCCATAGAATCATCTATCGTTCTAGTATGTTGCTTTGTACAGCTTCCACATTCTCTACACATATCTATCACCTATTTGTCTTATATTCTTTATCTTGTTTTATAGATTTTATCTGGGGATATTAGATTTTAGGAAAGCCCCCCTACCCCCCAAATTTTTTCTTTTTGGAAAGATAGAGAAAGCAATTCCTGGAACATATATCCACAGATGTTATCTGGTACATATTGAGTTTCAGGGTAAGCCCCCCACAAAGCAAACTAAGTGTAGCATTTTACTTTTACCAAAGTCAATAGCTTATATAACAGCTATGTTGATCAAGTAGTATCTTACCATATTCCCCGCCATATATTCTAGTTGACTGCTTTTTCAGATTTCACAAAATGTTAATATATTTTTTACATGTATGATACACAATCTAGGCAAAACGGACATTTGGGATAGTGCGCCCATAGTTAAGCGTTTTTGTGATGTATCTCACGCAATTATTTTGTGATGTGCCTCACAATGTCCGAATTATACGCATTTTGGATTAGACATTTGTCAGACCCCCATGCTATGCTTAAGGTATAACAAACAAACGAAAGGTAATCATCTAATGAATACACTAGAACGAATTAGAAAAGAACAACAAGAGCGTTATGCGATACAGCGTGAGAAAGATAAGGCTAAAATTGAGGCTATGTTTTCTAACAATTCCCGCCCATTAAATAACGCTTACCTACTAGCAAAAGAGGAGAACTAGTGTGACGAAGGTCACATAAATACTTTTGCGACACACCCGACAATGTCCCCAAAATGTCAGACCCCCATGCTACACTTACAACATAACAACAACGAAAGGTCACAATAAATGACACTAGATGAATACAAGCAAATGGTAGAGGCTCAACGCCTTGCCTCCCTATCAGTAGCCCTAGAGGCGCTAACTAAGTCAGACGCTATTGCTAAGGAGATGAATAAATAATGTCATACGCATACTCATACGAAACTAACTCAGTATCTAAATGGGATACTATCCAATCAGATGTCGCAGACGCATACGCATACCTTGATGAGGTAGATGAGGAACAACCTCCACTAGATGATTTTGATGACTCAGATGATGAGGCACTAGCAAAACTATTCGCACTAACATGGGAGAACTAATAATGATGTACCCTAACGATACACTAGCAAACATGGCTAAAGATTTTGGCTATGATGTAACACCTAACTTTCTTGAACTACTAAACAAGGCTTATGAACTAGGCGTGGAGGATACTTACTAATGATTAACGCTTTTGAGAATTTACTATCTATCGAACTAAACGAATACGGACTATGCGTTGATACAGCATGGTTTTACATAGCGTTAGATTATCGCTTTTTAACTACCGCCCTGCTAGTAACTATTGCCTATAAGATTTATAAAAGAAAGAAGAATAAGTAATGAATAGACTACTTACCACACTAGTACAGTTAGCCCTTATCATCCCCGCCCTTATCATGGGGCGCATGATGTGGCGTGAGATCGTAGCGAACTTTAGAGAGTGGGCTAACTCACACTAGCCTAACGGCGTGTCGGCTTGACAATGTCAAGCTGGCCCGCAAGTACTTGCGGGAGTTATCCACAGGGTTACGTACGACTGTGGAAAACCCCAGGATTTATGTGAGATTAATCACAAAAATAGTTTTGCGACACGCCCGAGAAACACCTCAAAATGTCAGACCCCCCTGCTATAATTGCGGTATAACGAAAAGAAAGGTGGTCTAAAATGACTACACTAGAAATGACCAAGTGCCTAGAGCACACCCCTAATAAGCCTGCTATCTCAGATGTAGGAGATGAGCAATTCACCTTCTGTGAGAATTGTGAGCAAAACATCTCACGCTATTATGGTGACCATGACCCTGAGCGTTTGCCTATGTGGACAGATTGGTATTTAACTAAATGAGTATCTTTACTAAGTTTGCTACTGTAAGCGATTACCCTAAAGGCTTAATGAACCTATGCCCATGCGGGCAGGTAGTGTTAGCCCCTGCCCTATACCATGCGGGGCAACCCCATTGGGATAACCCTAATAAGTGTAAAGAATTGTGGGCTATCTCACAAAAAGAAATTACCAACACGCCCTCTAAATAAGGCAAAATGTCAGTACCCTCTGCTATAATTCCATTATCAACAAAACGAAAGGCGGTCAAAATGACTGTACTAATCTCATCAGAGGTTCTAGAGAATAGAGCCCTCTCTATCTCAGAGCCTCAATTCTATCGTGTGGCTACTACCTCACTAATTGCTTGCTCTATCTGTGCGGATAACTACCTAGAGGTATTCTCTAAAGATGCCGACTTTACTAAATTTACATGTGAGGGGTGCTGGTAATGAATAAAGATGAAAAGATTGCTAAGATTACCGAAATGGCAAAAGCACAATTTGGAGACAACTACCTTGCTTGCTTATGGGGATCATCTCGCGTTTTATTATCAGATAAAGATTTAAACATTATTATAAAAGTATTGGAGAATAAATAAAATGGGAAAAACACAATTCGAAAAAGATTTAGAAATTAAAGAAAGTTTTATAGATTTACTAAATGATGTTTACCCTGATGTAAAAATTGGTTACTCTACTTTTACAGCCGCCGAAATTTTGGAATGTTGCGACCCAATCGCTTTTTCAATCGGACTAATTGAACATGAAGATTATTTAGCAGAAATGGAAAACGAATAATGAAAGAAACAGAAATTAAAAATAAGTGTACCTGTGACGAACACGATTGTGAAATTAAAGATGACTATACGCAAAATGGTTATATGTGCGAAGATTGTTTTATGGATTGCGTAGAAATGGAAAACGAATGAGCGACATTTTTGGATTTGAAAAAGCAATTCAATTAGATCATCTTAGCGATGAGCAGATTTTAAAGCTTGAAGAAATTTTTAAAGATTTCGAATAAGTAACGGCGTGTCGGCTTGACAAAAGCTGATCCGCCCGCAAAAGAGCGGGGTCGGGCGTGTCGTTACGGGTGTGATCAAAATTACCCAGGTTTTACGGCGTGTCGATTTGACAGACAAAACGGACATTTTTGTGTGAGGTTTATCACATGGCTTGAGCGTCTCAAAATGTGGAATTACTCGCTAGTAATGTGAAAATGTCAGTGCGATAGGCTATAATTGCTACTATCAACAAACGAAAGGTGACAACTAATGTCAGCAAAACCATACACAATCGTAAGCCTCTTAGAGGGAAAATACTATCGCTCACACTCACGCCATGATGAAGGCGTTATCCAATACGCAACGCCTCGCCCTGAAATTTGGTACGGCTCAGGCTTTGAGGCTTATGCTATCGAGGTTCGCTCAACTCGTGGAATTAAAAACTTTTGGGCAACTGTCGCGGTAAAGGTTGGTGACTAATGATTAAAGAATACTTAGATGAAAACGAATTTTATTTTATTAAAGACCAAATAAAAATTCATTGTGACGAGCAACAATTTGTCCATGTCTGTAAAGCGCATGGCGAACAAATGGGTTGCTACTTTTGCGAATTTGACTACGATAAGAAATGCGAGTGTGAAGGATAATGATTAACTCAGTATTAACAATAGATTGCTCAGAGTGTAACTCAACAGGTTTAATCTTTTTTGGTAGTGGAGAGGATTTTGATGTCGAGTCTTGCGATTGCGTAGATGATGGCTCACTATTCAGAAATGGAGAAAATAACTAATGTATAAAATAACTATTGCTTATGACTCAAATACTCCTCATTGGACTAAGCCTTACAATGATGAAATGGAAGCATGGAAAGATTTCTTTTCTTTTACCGATTGGGGTTTTGCTAATGAATTCTCAACTGTAAATATTTACACGCCAGCAGGCAAATGCTACACAAAAGTTTTTTACCGAGAAGGCAGAAGGGTCGTAACTAAATAATGGAAATTTTTGAGTTTAATACTTTCATAGATGTAGAAGCAGAGTCGTATGATGAAGCCATAGATGTATTTCAGTTTCAGTTAAAGTATGGAATAAATAAAGATAATGTTTATGTCGCCGACATAAAACAATTAACCAATAACGAAAGCGTGGAAGTATAAAAATGATGACTCGTAAAGATTATGTTGCCGTTGCTGAAATTTTAAAGTTTGCTAGTGATAAAGCGCACCCTGCTTTATTTTCTAAAATTGTAAATGATTTCGCAGTTATGTTCGCAAAAGATAATGAGCGATTTGATGTAAACCGATTTCATGAAGCGAGTGGCTATCATGTCACAAAACTCACTTCGAGATAAAGTTAAACGCATACAGGAATTGCGTCGCAGTAATGCGGCGCAGCCTGTACGCAATAAGAAAAAATATTTTAGAAAAATAAAACATAAAAATAAATTTGATCAATAGCGCTGCCCGCCCGTAAAGCTGCGGGGTTATCCACAGGGTTACGGGACTTATCCACAACCCCCTGGATTTTGTGATTAATCTCACAAAAGCTGCGACACGCCGAGAATGGATTAGGTAATGTCAGTGGCATAGGCTATAATACTCTTATACCAACAACGAAAGGCAATAAATGAAAATAGAACATAATCTAAAATTCGTTACAGAATTTATGGAAGGTCATCCAGTAACTCGTCAAATAGAAATGCTTGATGAGCAATCACAAATTGAAATGCTAGAGGGTATGCTAAAGTCTTTAGTCGCACCACGCCTACAACCTATCCTTGATGAGATAAATGCTAATGGCTCTTACGCAATTCTAAAGGTGGCAGAGTAATGATTAGGATTTATAAAGTAAATATGGAACACTCTTATATTGTAAAGACAAGTGACATAAATGAAGTCTTATTAAACTATGAGTTTCCAGACTTTACTGCTTGTGAGTCTTTAGATGAAAATAACTTTCCAGAATATATCAGTAGCGTAGTTGGATATGAAGAAATAACCGAAGAAGAATTGGAGAATATGTAATGGGATACAATACAGCGTTAGATTTATCTAATGAATTAGATTTAGAGGTAGCACTAGGTTATCACTTACAGGGTAATCATTACCCTCCCGTCCCTCTTTCTATGGTACAGCCTTGTATCGATGCTATCGATGCTTATTATGATGAGGATTATAATAAGATGATCGAAATGCCTGAAGGCGTATCTTATAAGGGTGACTCTTATGCGCCAGCGTGGGCTATTATCGAACAGCACCACTTAGACGCTTGGCTACCTGAAAGTGACTAAGGTCACACAATAACTTTCTCAAATACTGAGATAGGGCTAGACTAATGTCAGACCCCAATGCTATACTACAACCCTAACAAAGAAAAGAGGCAATAAATGACAATCAACGACAAGTTGTACCAAGTGGGCGATTTATTCACCACACTAAAGTCAAAGAAAACTGGTGTGATTAAGGAAATCCACCCACAGGCATCTGGCTCGGTGCGTGTGCTACTAGAAATGCCAACGAAAGAAACTCGTTGGACTTCAGTATCCGCTCAAACGCTACTAGGCGTATAATCTAAAGGCAGGGGGGTCGCAGAAATGTCAGACCCCCCTGCTATAATTACAACTTCACAAACCCACTAAACCCACTAACGAAAGAAGGCAACAAATGGCTAGAAGCAAAGCAAAAAATGTAAAAATCGCAACAGTTAAAATCATCACCGCACTAGAAAGCGCACTCGCTAAACTAGAAAAAGATTATGCGGCACAAGCAACTAACGAAGCAAAGTATGAAAAGTCTATGGAAGTATGGCGTAAGGCTATTGGCAAATGGGCTATGGAACGCTGGGCTAAGGCTGAGGACATCAGAACTAACTACCGCTCTTGGAATAACCAGTTAAACATTGACTTTAACTTAACAACCAAAGAGGCAGACTTTCCTGCTGAACCTCAAAAGGACTATGAAACAATCCACTCTAGCACTTATCGTGAGTCTAAGAAGGAATTGGAAAACGCAATTCGTATTCTAAAGATGACAGATGAGGAAACAGTTAATACATCAACCTACAATGCGGTTGCTGAGTATCTCTAAATAAACCAACGACCTGAGTATGTCGCCAAACTGCTCTCCCTTCGGGGACAACTACTAACAAAGGCAACAAAATGAAAAATCGTTTCAGAGTAGAAATCTATGATGAGAACAAGTTAAATGATGTAACAATTTATTCAGAGCAAGGCGTTGATAAGGAATACTTAACTGAATTAGCATTCTCTAATCGCCGTAACTTCTTTGGTGATGTTCGTGCTTATGTGTATGATACATTGAAGAAGACTAAGACAACTGCTCTTTACCTCCCGTCCGAAGTTATTAACTTCAATCGCAAAAACCAATTAACTAGGGATGAGTTAGGTCTGTAAAGATCTAACACTGGCTGCATATCCTGCAGCTGGCCCGTAAAGGTAAGGGGTTATCCACAGGTTTACGGGAGCCTGTGGAAAACCCTGGAATTTTGTGAGATTAATCACATGGATCAATTCGGACATATTGTATCTAATCATAGACAATGTCAGTGGCACCTGTTATACTTATGACTAATCAAACGAAAGGTAAAAAATATATGGCTCACAATCTAGAAATGGAAAACGGCGAAGTTGCTTTCGCTCTCCGTGGCTCACCTGCTTGGCACAACCTAGCAAATCGCATCTTCACAAAAGATGAAGAAGTTACTACCGCCCTAATGCTTGAAGAAGCAAAGTTGGCAAATTGGAATGTTCGTCTATCTCCAATCACTGAGCACATTCCAGAATCTTGGAATGATGTATCTACAGCATCTCTTGTCATTCGTGACAATCCATTCAATAATGGAACTGATGTTCTTGCCACTGTTGGCAAGCGTTACAAGCCTGTACAGAATGAAGAGTTATTCGCATTCGCTGATGCTATTCATGATGCGAACGCTGATTGCCGTTGGGAATCTGCTGGCTCATTAAAAAAGGGTAAAGTAGTTTTTGGCACTGTTGATATTCCTCGCACAATGGTTCTTGACCCACAAGGCGCCAATGATGAAACTAAACTCTATTTAATTGTATGGACATCACATGACGGGTCAGTTGCTGTTCAGGCTGCTGTTACTCCTGTTCGTGTTGTATGCCAAAACACATTGAATCTTGCTATGCGTAACGCTAAGCAATCATTCAAGATTCGCCACACGCAATCTGTTGAAGGTCGCATTCAAGTTGCTCGTGAAACTCTTGGGCTTGCTCTTGGTTACTTTGATGAATTCGAGAAAGAGGCGCAAGCACTTTATTCTCAGGCAATTACTGATGCTGAATTCTCAAAGTTGATTCACACAATTTATCCAAAGCCTGCTGATGATGCTTCTAAGGTTGCGCTAACTAAATGGGAGAATAAAGTTGTTCTCCTTGATGACCTTTATCATAACTCACCAACTAACGCTAACATCAAGGGAACTAAATGGGGTGCGTTTAACGCTCTCACCGAACGCCTTGACTACTATCGCTCAGGTCGCGGAAATTCTGAAACGCTTATGGCTGGCGCATCAGGATTTGACCCAGTGCTAACCGCAGAAAAAAATAAAATTAAGAAATTAATTTCTGCGTTCTAAATAAAATAAATCCTGAGCAAGATTTAAAACTGCTCACAATTTTTCTTGGTCCATTAGCTCAGTTGGTTAGAGCGCTACCCTGTCACGGTAGAGGTCGACGGTTCAAGTCCGTTATGGATCGCCAAGCGCCCTCAATGCTAAGGGGGCAAAAAGTGTGTTACGAGTCACAAAGAAATTCCCTGGAATCTATTGTAAATGTCAGTGGGCTCCTGTATAATTCTCTTCATGACCAACGAACTAGTATCAAGTAAATATACTTTTGTCTGTGACCCAGATGAATGCGATTGCTTAATAGAACTAACATCATCTGATGGATTTGGATTCCCATCAGGTGTGACTCAACTCACATGCCCGTGTGGCCGTAAGACCACATTAGTGTCAGTGGAGCATGCTACAATTACATCCTTAAACCAAACGAAAGAAGGAAATACAATGGACGGAATGACAGTAGAAAATCTACCGCTATCAGATTCAGAGAAGTACAACCCTGACCTATTAGTTACATATAAGGTTATCCGTGGATTCTCGGATGAAACATATGAAACAGATAAGGTTCGCAACATTGAATGGGAACTACATAATGCTAGAACTAATTCTAAAGCAGTTTCTTCTCTCCAAAATAAGATTAGCGTAGTTAAAGATATTATTTCTGAGGCATATGCTGATTCGGAAGACCAAGAAACACTGCAGGCAATTGCCGAGGCACTTGAGATTGAATTAGTTAAGGAAATTGAATGGAGCGCATCTATTGAAGTTAGCGGAATTATTACCGTTAATCTACTTGAAGATACTCACTTTGATTTAGATTCAGAAATTGAAGATGCTCTTTATGCTGATTCACATAATGGCAACATTGAAGTTGTTGACCAAGAAATCTGTAATGTAAGAGAGAACTGCTAATGTATTTTGAACTTACCGCTCCTAATAGGCTCTCCATGGAGAGGGCCTATTGGGATGCAGAAATAAATGGACTAGACCCGCAGCGTATGGCTCCATTGACATTCAACATTGGAACTGGTAGTATTGAGAAAGTAAGTCGCTTACGAGATAAGTATAACTTAACTGAATCATACATATCAGACTACGAAACAACAGGCTACTAAGGAGAAATTATGTCAGAGTATAAAGATGGTTGGGCAGATGGATATAAATTTGCTCGTGAAGAAATTATGGAGAAATTGTCAGAGATTGATATCAACGACATTGACTCTTGGATTCTTGACCGTCTATCTGAGATGATTGAGGGAGGAAAGCTATGACAACGGAAGATCTAACAAGATGGATAGCATGCGACCAATGTGGCACTGCTCAAGCAATGTATATGGTTAAACTAGTAGAAGGTCAACTTTTCTTCTGCGGGCACCATTACAATGCAAGCAAGCGTGGCCTTGACAAGGTCTCATATGAAGTGGTAGAATTAAATAAAAAGGAAGAACTAATACCTCAACTAGAAACGGCGGAATAAAATGGGCGACAGAGCAAACTTTGGATTCAGAGATTCCAAGGAGAATGTACTATTTCTATATGGACACTGGGCTGGATATAATATGCTAGCCAAGTTGGCCAATGCTGTGCAGGCTGCAGAGCCTCGCTGGCAGGATGAATCATATGCAACACGTATTGCTATATCTAATCTAATTGGAGAAGACTGGACTGAAAAAACAGGCTGGGGTATCTACATTAATCAATTAGGAGATAATGAGCATAAGGTGCCTGTTATTGATTGGGCCAACCAAACGTTTACATTGTATGAAGAGGACCTGAGCACAGTAGTGTTTACTTCGTCCCTCGCAGCATTCGTAGACAAATACAGTCGACTAGTTATGGTATAATAGTATCAGGACTTTGGTCCTGGTTTTAATATAGAAATGAAATGGTGCGTCTATTAGTCTATGGGCCAGGCGCTAAGTAAAGCGGTTTATTTCTTTCGTTGGAAATCAGCAGCCATATTCATACCCCCCAGCTTTTAGCTGGGGGTTTCTTTTTGCCCGCAAAGACTTGAGGGTAGCATATTGTTCTTACGACTGTCAAATATATTTCCCAGGAATTTGTGTGATCTTGACCACAAAGCTGAATAATGTGGCATGTATCACATGCCAATTCTATTCCATTTGTCAGTGGTCCATTGTATAATTGGAACATATCAACGAAAGGATATAAAATGCCAAATTGGGTATTTAATGGATTAACTATTGAAGGTAATCCTGAGCAAGTAAAATCTCTAATCAAGCAAATGAATAAGCCATTTGTTTATTCTATCACTGCAGTAGGTGATTTGTCATATGATGTTAAGCAGACTAAGTATGTTAATCCTATCTTTGCTTTTCATAATATCTATAACTATAGAGATGCTGGTATTACTGATGAGGTATATCATGGACAGCCTCCTCGTTCCACCGATTTTTCTCAGGCAATGAAGTTTGAAACCAATGACTGGTACAACTTCAATGTGCGTGAGTGGGGAACCAAATGGGATGTTGCTGTAGCCGAGGATAATGTTTATCCTGACACAACTATTGAAGAAGCCGAGAACGGTGAGAACTATGTAGTCCATTACAACTTTAACACTGCATGGTCACGACCTCTTGGTGCTATATCTAAACTATCTGCACAATACCCAACACTACTATTTACTTTATCATATGAAGAAGAAACAGGTTGGGGTGGAGAAATGGAATTCCTCCGTGGTGAAGTTATCTCAGAATCAGAATACGATAACATGTGCCGTGATTGTGATGCAACTGACCAAATGGAATACTGCGACAATGATTGCGGTGAAATCTGTAGCAACTGCAACTGGCTTGGCGAGGCAGACCTAGAGGCTGTCGCAATTTGTCAGACCCATAAGATATACTTAGACACTAAAGTACCCGAATATAGAAAGGCGGAAGCATAATGGAACCATTTACAGATACAGTAGGAGAACATATCCTTGGAGCAATTCAAGTAGATATTGAGCAACATCTCTTTGAACAATGGAATGATAAGAATTTAGATGAGGGTAGCGATTATGCTGAATATATGTTCATGCAATTTGCTCCTGATAACTTAAAACAATCATACAATGAGTATTATGGTTATATTGAAGGAGATGATTTCTGCTTATGATTACCAGCCAAGAACTAATTGATTATATCTATGATGACAACTTAATCCATTTTGACGACAGAGATACATCAGATGATTGTGATTGTCACATTCATATAACATTAAACACTATGGTTAAATATATGGAGGCA